AATCATCAAGCTAGTTGAATCGTTGGTTTTCAACCAAGCCCAAGCGGTCTCATCTGGAGTCAGCAACGGGTCCAGCGGTGCTTGCGGCATCACGTTACGCACAACTTGCGGAAATCCATTCCGGTTTGCGAGCGTGATTGAATCGTAGATTGCCGATATGATCGGAGGAGTGGCGGGAAGACCGTTGCGAGCCGAGTAAGTAGAGATCCGAGTTAGGGACACTCTGCTAGTCTGGAAGCTGCTTTGACCTCTAGCCAATCTCCTAACCAACTTGTGAGCCAGCGGAAATTGAGTTTCAAGCAGCGGCAACTTGTTGTTCTTCGGATCGTCTCCAGCTTGCTTCACTGCTGCAAAGTACAACTCAGTATCAAGATTCTTTTTGGCTTCAGCGCGGACGGCAGGAAGCTCAAACAACGATGCATCAACGTATTCTGTGCGGAACTCATATCGCTGAGCAGGATCGTCTTCGTCTAATGGACCCTGAGCGGTTGGGCTGTTAGGGTTAAAGTTAACCCCAGAAAACGTTACAGTTGCAGTCGAATAAGGACCGTCTTCAGTGATTTGATATTTGCCACCAGCAGCAACCCAATTAACAGACGCAAGCCGCAAAGCGTCTTTGCTCCCGCGATACTTGTAGGTAATGAAACGACCAGTGCCATCGCCGTTGTTGTACTCGCGGGATATCTCAATGTATCCAGATGATACCGCAGAAAGATCTATGTCGCTCGTTTTGATCGTTGCCATATCAGTCTCGCGTGTTGTTGGCAGTCTTGTCCGTGTTCTTGACGATTAGCTTCAACTGAAGCGTCTGCTCAATGGCATTCCTTATTGCAGTGTCTTGAGACGATTGAAAGCCAGTGAATCCGCCAATACGAGCAAGAGAGTCTTGAGGTCCGCCAAAAGAGAATTTGTCCCCCTTAACACGCTCAAATTTAGGCTCTGAAATCGGAGGCGGATTGTTTGTTGTATCGTTAAGCGTGTTTGCAAACTTTGATGCTAAAGAGCTTTTGCTAAACGCTAATGCCGATTGCATAAACGTTCCTTTTGTTGGATTCACCTGTCCAGACGCAACTGCTGCGTATTGATCCAACGCATTAGAATTTACTCCAGACAACAGGTTTTCTAAAGCGTCAGCGGTTACCTTCAATCCAGCAGCAATTGTGGGTGAGCTTATTGCTTTCAATCTGCGATACTGCTCATCTAACAAGTCATTGCTCTTTGAGAGGTCTGATATTGTCTTTTCAGAGATCAAGTCTCTGTTTGCCGTGCTTTCATAATCAGCCAACGCAGCAGCAGCGGCCCTTAGTTTTGTCCCATATAAATCAGTTATTGCTGTTGTTGCTTGAGCAGACTGACCAGAGTCTTTGTAGGCACTTGCAAGCTTGATGCTCAATTGAATGTTTGAAATCTGATCATTTGTAAGATCAGACATCGAAACACCAAGAGCTTTCATGCTTTGAATCTGAGCTTCATCTCCGCTTGTTGCTTCAATTCTTGCCTTTGCCGTCTTCTCAAGAATGGACGCAAACTGCTCAAACTTGATCCCTGTTTCGCCAGACAAAATCTGCAATCGCTGGACATCGTTTGTCGTAATGTTTAACTGATCTGACAAGTCTTTGATCCTATCAGCCGCATCCATTACGCTTTTGGCAAAACCGACAACGGCTCCAACTGTCAATGCTTGCCCAAGTTTGCTCGTAACCGCTGATTTGAAGCTATTACCAAACTTCTCGCCAAGACTTTGAACCCGTTTGAGATCCATCTCAAACTTGGTGGCATCAACGCCAATCTTGAACAGCATCGAAAGTATTCCCATATCAATTGGATTGTTGGCTCTGCCAGATTGCTTCGCTTTGATCGTCCCACAACTGAACGTGACCCATCATCTCTGCGTGCGCTAGAATGAGCCTTTCTGCGTCACCGAGAGGCATCTGGATCGCATCGTCAGGAGCAATCCCAATATTGAGACATCCAACAAGAACCCGTTCGGGCCACGGCATCGCGGGAGTTTTTGGCTTACTACCGCTTTCCATCAGCACTTCGGGAGCGGTTGACTGTTCTTTAAGCCAAAGCTGAAACTTGTCGCATTCGGCAAGAACATTCATCCGCTCAATGCGCTTTCCCCACAGCCACAGCATTAACCCGCTCCAACGAGACTTGATTGATTTGATAGACTCAAGTGGAGACTGCGAGCAAACGGTCACAGCCTCCACTAAGTCCGTCGGGTTGATTTCACCACCCATGACAAATGGCGAACCCAACCGTTGCAGCACTATTGCATGACCTACGGTGTAGGGAACAAGTCGAACCCCAAGCACAATTGGTGCTTGAGGTCCGGTCTCTGCGAGTATCTTTGCAAGATCTGCCACGGATTAAGGAGTGGCAAGCGTGAATACAGCAGCATTACCAGCCAGCGACGGGTACTTGGTCACAGTGATGGTAACCATAGCTTTACCGCTGCTGGTCATCTTGATGCTTCCTCCACCAGAATAGACGTAGGTTCCATCCAAAGAAACGCCACCAACAGTCGGTCCATCAGAACTAGCGATTTCAGCATAGCCATTAACTTTAGGCAGAGAGGCGGCGATCTTTGCGTTGGCAAACGTATCAGCGGACGGAATAAACGTCACGTTGAGGCTAATCCGCTCGTTGGCGGATACTTGAGCAACAACCTCACCGGAAGAATTTTTGATCTGCTCAACATCCGCTTCATGCGTGATGTCGTAGCTTTCCATCGTCGTGATGGTTCCGGTGGTGAGTGCGACCAAAGCACCAGCGTCATTGATGGTGTAAAGCTTGATCGTCCCTCTTGCTCCATAGACTAGAGCGAGTCCTTTTGATACTGCCATGTTAGTTAGTGGTTATGTGGTTATAGAGTTTGCTGCTGCAAAGATTCGCATTGAACGCGAGAAAGTTCTAGCCCTTTCGCTAGTGTCATTCACTCCAAAGTCTGTTGGGGTCGCAAAGAATGCGGTGAATCCACCAGACGGATCGGAATCTCCAGCGTTCAATTCTGAAATGTTATCGTCAACGAATAGCGGTTGTAGGATGTCTTCAAACGCTGCAACGGTCGCAAGAACGTTGTACTCGGGAGTATCGTCAGCGGAAAGCTGAAGCGTAGCGGTTACATCAACCTCACAAGTCCGGTCAATAGGATGAACCGGAACCGCAGTTGATGAGCGTACAACGATGCGCGGGAAGTCCGGCATCCGGTCCTCCAAGTCTAAATCTGTAAACGCACCGTGACCGTAACTGGTGAGACAAGCAGGAGTTCCAAGCGGAGACGCTGACCAGTCTTGAGCGGCAAGCCAATCAACAAGAGCGCGTTCAGTTCTAAGAGCAACGCCATTCATTGAACAGTAACTCCATATTTCTCAAGAGGCACAGCGGCTTCTTGAAGCTTTGCGCGGATATGGTCTTCAAGCTCTCTTGCTTCGTCGTTATAAGCTTGTTGCATTGCTTTCGCGTAGATCGCGTTTACACGGCCAGTCTGGTTATCTGCAACGCCAATATTCAATCGAACATGAGTGTATGGATTGAATCCAGCTTTTGCCCAATAAGCATAAGCGGAAGACCCGCGATGCATTGAAACGTTTTCCTGCGGCAATCCATACTCATTTGCCAGATTAATCAAAGCTTGATTTCCAGCCACAGCACGAACACCAGCAGAACCTTTTGCAAATCGTCTTGTTCCACCAAATTGTTGAAACGACGGAGACAGCTTCTTGATCGCTTTTGTCACCGCAGATTTGAGGTAACCAACTGAACCAGCAGCGCGACGACGAAGCTTGCCAGCAGCTTTACGCATCGTAGGACCATACAATCCTTCTTTTCCTTCTTTTGCGTTTCTAGCTTGAGCAATCAAGTGTACGACTCGCAAAGCTCTGTTTCTTCCAAGGTATTTGCCGGTTTTCCTGCTCTTCTTGCGAAGCTTTAGAACATACCTGTCCAAATAATCCAATACTTTGTTTCTTGCTGATTGGGGGGACTTTGGCGGAAGCAAGCAATACATCCGCAACATCATGTAGAACGTGCGAGCATTGATGACTTCTGGCAATGCGCGGCTAGTAAGCCGAAGATATTGCTTCCAAGCTTCAGAAAACCTGCTGACATCAACAACGATAAGTGGAGTCATTTGGTCTTAGCTCCAAGCTCAAGAGCATAGTAAGCACCGGAGCCGTCTCTCTTAGCCGACATGATCCGCATCTGGCGACCATCGTAGGTCACAAGACGACCCACCACCGGAATCATTTTGCCGAAAGTCAGAAGCAAGCGGTCAGTGTTTTCTTGGAGGAGCAGACTTCCGCTCTCCTGCAAGAGACGGTCAGCGGTGAAACCAACGTCACAAGACCAGACAGCAGCGTCAACGGTTACAAGCGTTGAGTCAGCCAGCCGCCAATCTGAGAACTTAACCAAGATTCGCGCTTGAACGTTGTCTTGGAACCCACCGGCAATAACCGAGTTAGCGTCAGTGATCGCAGCAGGAAGACAACGCACCAGCACTCCCTGCCACAAGAACGACGGGTTCCCCATCGCGCTCTGTAGCACAGACATCCCCAACTGGAGACTGGTTGCAATCAGGTTCACGCTGTGAAGTAAACACCGGAAACGAGAATGCGTGAAGTGGCTTGGAGTTGGCTTGCAAGACTTGTGATGTCACCAGTCTCGTAATGGCTCAACTCACAGTAGGAAGTCCCACCGACAACCTTACCAATCACAGAAGTCTTCGCTTGAGCCGTCGCATTGTCTAGCCAGATGGACACAGCAGCGTCGTATGTCGCAGCATCAGGAAGACCCAACCGCAGGTTTCCGGTCGCAGAACCACTTACC